ATCATATCTGGAAATATTTGGGTTGCTTCTGGAGCAATTAGCTCATCGGCCTATCTTGTCGGTATTGCCGCAGGGAGAAAGTCACTTTCAGGCACCCTAGACCGCATCCGCCTAACCACCGTTAACGGCACAGATACTTTTGATGCGGGTTCTGTCAATATTCTTTATGAGGGTTAATCATGCGCTATGAATATAATTTAGAAACTGGTGAAACGGTTGAGCTTGAAGATTTGCCGCCATCACCTTTAGAGCCAAAGCCTGAAATTACGTCAGTTTCAATGCGCCAATGCCATTTGGCATTACTGCAAGAAAATCAGCTTGATGATGTTGAAGCGTTGATTACTACGCGAGAACAACATATCTGGTGGGATTATTCAACTATTGTTGAAAAGCATAATTCTCTAGTGCAGGAAATCGCGAATGCGTTAAATTGGACACCAGAATACTTAACTCAACTTTTTGAACTAGCGAGCACATTATAGCCATGAACAAAATCATAGATGTCATTATGCAGCCATCCACATGGCGGGGTGTTGTTTGGATGTTAACCGCTGTTGGTATAAACCTAAATCCTGAACAATCCCAAGCTATCATTACTGCAGGGATGGGTTTGGCGGGTATTATTGGCGCATTTACTTTGGATAAATAATGCAGCTATCAGAACACTTTACACTTGAAGAGCTAATTGCTTCAGACACCGCTGCGCGGTTAGGCATAGACAATACGCCACCTGTATTTGTGCTAGAAAACCTGAAGCGTTTATGTGCCTTGTTAGAAGATGTTCGTCACGCAGTGGGCAGGCCTATTCGTATATCAAGTGGCTATCGTTGCCCTAAAGTAAACCACGCAGTGGGTAGTAAGGACACAAGTCAACACGTATTAGGTTGTGCGGCGGATATTAAAGTTCAAGGTGTTACAGTTGACGAATTAATGAAAACTATTATCGGTGCTGGTATAAAATTCGATCAGCTGATTCGCGAGTTCAATAGCTGGGTGCATATTAGTATCCCTAACACGCCAGCGGATAAGCCTCGACATTCTATGCTAATCATAGATAATAAGGGCACCAGACCATACGAAGGGTAGCTAATGATTAAGAAGTTGGTGTATAAATCAGGTGTCAATCGCGAAAATACACGATACTACACGGAAGGAGGCTACTATGACTGTGATAAGATTCGTTTTCGCCAAGGAACACCACAGACTATTGGGGGTTGGGAGCTAATCTCACCTTACACATATTTAGGTGTATGTCGCTCATTGTGGAACTGGGAGACCTTATCGTTTGTTAATTACACCGGTGTGGGTACTAATTTAAAGTTCTATATCATGCAGGGTGGTGGTTATTACGACATCACACCCGTTCGTGCGCAACAAGCATTATCTAATCCTTTTACTGCAACTACTGGCTCAACTACGGTAGCTGTTTATGCTGTAGCACATGGTGCTATTGATGGAGACTTCGTGACATTCAACGGGGTTACCGGTCTGGGTGGTAACATTTCTGCAGCGGTGCTTAACGGTATCAATTTTCAGATTACCTACGTCGATGCGGATAACTATACAATCGAAGTAAGTACACCAGCGAGCGCAGCGGACACTGGGCATGGCGGAACGGCTGTTAATGCAGTGTATGAAATCCACATCGGCGCAGAAGTTGCAGTATCCGTATCAGGTTGGGGTGCGGGCGCTTGGGGTTCAGGCACTTGGGGGTACAGCTCCACTTCAAATAATCCGATGCGGTTATGGTCATAATCAAACTTTGGTGAAGATTTAGTCTATGGCCCACGAGGCGGTGCCGTTTATTACTACAATGCGAGTCAAGGTATTAACCCTATCTCGGCTACGATTTCAATTGCATCACCTGCCGTTATTAGTGCCATCACTACTTTAGTTGACTATGACCCTGTTATATTTACAACAACGGGTGCGCTTCCAACAGGTTTGACTGCCGGTGTAACATACTATGCGCGTAACGTAACTGCGACACAGTTTAATGTGTCCGCTACACCGACTGGAGCATTAATTACTACATCAGGGACACAATCAGGGGCGCAAGCCATTTCAGTTCGGGGTGTACCACTTACTTCACTCTATGGGGCTTCAGATGTACCCGTTATTCAAAATTTCCTCATGGTCTCCGATATTTATCGGTTTGTGTTTGCTTTTGGTTGCAATGATTATGGAAGCACTGACCAGAACCCATTGTTGATTCGATGGTCTGACCAAGAAGATGTCACAAATTGGACACCCGCTGCAACTAACCAAGCAGGCAGTTTATTACTATCTCGTGGATCAAAAATTGTTACTGCTACTCAAACTCGACAAGAGATATTAGTATTTACTGACACCAGCGTTTATGCGCTGCAGTACCTAGGTCCTCCGTATGTTTGGGGTTCTCAGATCATGGGTGCAAACATCTCAATTGTCAGTCAGAATTGCGTATCTCAAGCAGCAGATGTTGTGTACTGGATGGGGTACGACAAGTTCTATAAATATGACGGTAGGACACAGACCCTTCGCTGTGACATCAAGCAATATATTTTTGATGACCTTAACTTCGATCAATTGGATCAAGTCTTTAGTGGCACTGTTGAACGCTTTAATGAAATATGGTGGTTCTATCCTTCTGTGGGAAGCACTGTGGTTAATAAGTATGCTGTCTATAACTACCTAGAGGACATTTGGTATTACGGCACGATGGGTCGAACCGCTTGGATTGATACTGGTGTTTTAACAAGCCCTCTAGCTGCAACCTATCACAACAACCTGACCTATCAAGAATATGGCCTAGATGATAACGAGACGGGTACTGCGCAGCCGCTGAATGCTTATATTACTAGCTCTGAATTTGACCTTGATGATGGACATAATTTTGTATTTGTGCGTCGTATTATTCCAGACTTAACCTTCAGGGGTTCTACTGCTGAGAATCCATCAGCCACGCTATCAGTCATTCCACTTAATAACTCAGGCTCTGGCTACACCAACCCGCCGTCTGTTGGTGGTGTGGATAATGGTCTAGTGACTAGATCAGCTGTACTGCCTATTGAAGCTTATACACAATACCTCTATATCAGAGTAAGGGGTAGACAGTTTGCCTTTAAAATGGAATCTAATCAGTTAGGCGTGGCTTGGCAGATGGGAGCAATGCGCTGGGAATGTCAGCCTGATGGTAGAAGGGCATCATAATGAGCCGAATACTTAGAAATCCCGTACCACCTAACATACCGCTGGCAACTATTACCTATGAGCGACTCTATCAAGATCAGCTTAATAATGCCTTTCGTTTGTACTTCAACCAGCTTAACAACCTTAGTTCTGCGTTAGTTGGTTCTACGGGTGGGGCGTATCTTCAATTTCCGCAAGGCGCATTTCACCAAGACGGGGTTACTACCTTAACAGCAGGACTCACTAATACGTCAACAACACCTATTACAGTTGCTTCAACTGCTGAATTCTTATCTGCAGGTGGCCTGCTTATAGGCTCGGAAATTATTAAGTACACCGGTAAAACTGCGACTTCTTTCACCGGAATTACGCGCGGAGCCCACGGTTCTACGGCAACCTCCCATGCAACAGGTGATTATGTTTCCGAAGCACAACCTGTGCCTTCTGCTACTACGGAACTACCAACAAGCTTTACGATAACGGACTCAAGTACGACAGTGGCTGTTGATCCAACAGACCTCACAAAGTTAACGTTTGGGGTTTCAGGTTACTACAATATTCAGTTTAGTGCACAACTACTTAGCTATGACAACACAGTTGATAACGTGTGTATGTGGTTTCGTCAGAATGGTGTGGATATTGCGAACAGTGCAAGCTATATCTCGGTTCCTACTATTCACGGCGGAAACCCTGGAGCGTCCATATTAGCGTTAAACCTCGTTCTGCCTATTATCGAAGGGGACTATATTCAGCTGATGTTATCTTCTACAACAGGCAACACGGTGTGTGCTACCTATCCTCCTGCAACCTTACCTACACGCCCTGCATCACCTTCAATCATTCTAACAGCTACTTTTGTCAGCTCACTATATACCTGATATTATTGACCTATGAATAATTTAGCTGAACAAGGAAATATGCCTGAGATTCTAGCTCTTGAGAGCTGGATAAAAGCGAACACCAATCAGGAAGAGCATATTGCTACAAGTCAGACTAATCATTACCAAATTAAGGGTGTGTACGTCAGAGAACTTAGACTTAAAGCAGGTACGGTGTTAACAGGTAAAATCCACAACTTTGAAAGCATTGGTATCTTATCTCAAGGTCGTATGCGTATCTTAACTAGTGAAGGAGCTTACA